CATTGAAACTTGGTAAGGCAAAAGTTCCAATGATAATGACCAACCACACTTATGATGTTATAGGTTCTATGTTCCCACAAAAAGAAATGGGCGGTGGTTCTGGTCTCAAATACGCAGCCTCATCAATCATATATCTCGGCAAAAGGAAAGAAAAAGATGGAGATAACGAGGTGATTGGTAATATTATACATTGTAAAAACTACAAATCAAGGTTAACAAAAGAAAATGCTCAAATAGATGTACGATTAACTTATAATAAAGGATTAGACCGTTATTATGGCTTATTAGACATTGCAGAAGAAGAAGGTATTTTCAAAAAAGTATCAACACGATACGAATTACCAGACGGCACAAAAGTGTTTGGTAAATCAATTAATGATGAACCTGAAAAGTATTTTACAAAGGAAATATTAAAAAAGATTGATGACGCAACAAAAAAAAAGTTCCTCTACGGATCAGAATAACAAATACGTTTTTGTACAAAAAACTGGTGAAGACTTTACCTGTATAAAACTTATTGATAATAAGTTTAACGGCGTAATTTTCAAATACGGAGATGTTGCGTTTGCAAAGGATGAGAAGCCAGACGGTACTTTGCCAATGCGATTTAAATATGATATTATGGTAAATCCTAATAACGCAGATGTAGAAGGACAAGATTTTATCAATCATATTGGTGATATACTTGTAGAAATACTTGAAAAACAATTAAAAGATGGAAACGCAGTATTTAAATAATGAACGCATAGAACTTACGATATTACGTAATTTTATATTTAATGAAGAATTTACTAGAAAGGCTTTGCCTTTCTGTAAAGAAGATTACTTTTTAAATCGTAATGAAAGAATATTATTTAATCAAATAGATTCGTTTGTAAACAAATACAAAAACATACCTACAAAAGAAACTTTACTTATAGAATTAGGCCAAAGAAAAGATATAAACGAAGATGAATTTAAATCTGTAAAAGAATTACTATCAAGTTTAGATAATACAAAGGTAGAATTACAATGGTTGTTTGATACAACTGAAAAGTTTTGTAAAGACCGAGCGGTTCATAATGCAGTATTAACAGGCATTAAAATACTTGATAACAAAGATAAAAGCAGAACGCCTGAAGCTATACCACACATATTATCTGAAGCATTGGCCGTTTCTTTTGATAATCATATCGGCCATGATTATATTGAAGACGCTGAAAAACGATTTACATTTTATCATACAAAAGAAAAAAAATATCAATTTGATTTATCATTTATGAATCGTATTACAAAAGGTGGTGTGCCAGCAAAAACTTTAAATATATGTCTTGCAGGTACAGGTGTTGGTAAATCTTTGTTTATGTGTCATAGTGCAAGTGCATTTTTAACACAAGGTCATAATGTATTGTATATTACTTTAGAAATGTCAGAAGAAAGAATTGCTGAAAGAATTGACGCAAATCTTTTAGATGTTACAATAGATGACCTACACTCATTACCAAAACAGTTATATGACGATAAGATTAGAAAAATACAACATAAGACATCTGGTAAATTAATTATAAAAGAATATCCTACTGCTTCAGCCCACGCTGGCCATTTTAGAGCTTTACTTAACGAACTTGCATTAAAAAAATCTTTTAGACCACACGTTGTATTTGTTGACTATTTAAATATTTGTTCATCAAGTAGATTTAAAGGTGGTAATATTTCTTCCTATTTTTATATCAAGGCCATTGCAGAAGAATTAAGAGGTCTTGCGGTTGAGTTTAATGTACCAGTCTTTAGTGCTACACAAACAACCAGAACAGGTTTTGTAAGTACAGACATTGGTTTAGAAGATACTTCTGAATCTTTCGGTCTTCCAGCAACGGCCGACTTTATGTTTGCTCTTATATCAAGTGAAGAACTTGAAGCACTAGGTCAAATGAAAATTAAACAATTAAAGAATAGATATAATGACCCTAGTATTAATCGAGCATTTATTGTAGGTGTTGATCGTGCAAAAATGAAACTATATGATGTGGCTCATTCAGCACAAAACATTGTAGATAGTAACCAACAAGAAGTAAAAACAAGTTATGATAAGTTTTCAGATTTTAAAATATGAAAAGAAATAAATTAGAAAGAAAACTAGACGAGTATAATCACACTATGGAACTTATAAGAACCATTGTGCCGATTGCCGTGTTAGTATTACAAATATATATAATTATAAAACTTATATGAAACTGTGTAGCATAAAAGACATACAAGAGTTAAAAGAAACAAAAAGAGTGCGTACAAAAGATAAAGATATATGGGGTTTTACAACAAAAGATTTATTTCATTATCACTTTCATTTAGATGGTATAATTGAATATTTGGAAAAAAGAAATGAAAAGACAAAAAGTTAATTTTCATAGAAAAGATAAAAGGCCAGGTGGCTTGAGAGAAACACTATCTTATTATAAAACTATGATAAAAATAGATGGTAAAATTTATTGGCGAGCTATAGAACGGCCAACAAAGAAAATTATTAAACAATCTTTTTTTGAAGAAGACATAGACAATCTTGTAAGATTTCATAACAAACACCGCCAATGGCAACTAAACGGTGGTATTCCTAAATTCCTTTGCGATAATATTTCATAGCCTTTTATAAATAATGATATGGCATCATTAAGCAAAAGCGAGATATTAAAAGAAGCTAAATCAGGACCTTATTCAGGTAAAATAAGAACAGAAATTTTAAAGTTAAAAATAAAAGACAAAAAACCTTTTTATATAGGAACATCCAACTCAGGCACAAAATTTTTAGCAGAGTCAGTTAATTTAAAAGATGACCCTATAACATTATCTTATAGAGATAGCACAAAAAAATTAATTAAAGTACCAATCAGTAAAATATTTAAAGATCCTGATTTTGGTGGGGGTGGTGGATCAGGTGGTGGCTCTTCGAAAACTGATATACAAGAATCAGGTCAAGCTTATTATTTTTCTTTAATATTTAACATGACAAGAAAAGCTTTGACACCTAAAGATTGCACAAATGCAAATTTAAAAAAAACAGCAAGTTATGTTACGGCAAAAATTAGCATAGAAAATTTTTTAAAAAACCAACCAGAAGATTGGATTGAAGAACAAATATTTTTAAAAACTGCTAACGCTGTCTATGCTAAATATGCCACAAGTTTTAAATCAGGTTCTACATATTTTCATCATGGAAGAAAATCAAATCCTTTTCTTAAAAGAATTTACAATGCTAAAAAAATAGCACAAGATGTTGATAAAAAAGTAGCAGCTCAATCAGGAAAGCAACCTTTAGCGCCAGCTTCTTTTGCTGATGATAAGTGGAATGCAGGCGATGTTTGGATATCTTCTTTAGTTCCAACTTCAGATCCCTTTGAAAAACTTGTAGAAAAAAAAACAGACTGGCAAGAATTAAATGATGCCGTATTGGATAAAGGCGGCGAATTAAAAACAAAAACCGCTGTATTATTAGGTGTGTCATTAAAAAAAACAGGCGGCGTAGCTACAGTTACAAAGTATAATCAAAAAAATAGACAGATAGTAAAACAATCTTTTAATGGTTTTGTGTTTGGTAAAAATGGAGATTTTTTCAGCTCAATAGATATGTATTTCAAATTATCATCAGGAGAAATACAATTTAGAGCATTTAATACAACTTCGAGTTGGCAAGGTGAGGTCAAAGGTTCTTTTGCCGCTGGTGGAAAAATAGGTGGTGGTGGCGTAAATTATTATTGTGATAAAAATTTTAAAAAGTCAATAGGATCTAAATCTATTAATCCGAGTTGGAGTGAGACTAAACCTGCTAGTGTTGATATGAACAATATGTTTAAATTATATAAAAAATACAATACAATGCAAACTTCCACAGGTGAAAAAATCAAAACAGTAGATGAATCTACATTTAAAAAAATGTGTAAAGAAAAAGGCGGTTCATTTATATTTTCAAAAAATATGTGTTTGCTTTTTTTAGATACGTTTATGTCAGGCTCTAAAATAGAACAGAATAATTGTTCAACTGATTTATTAAGATACGCTTCTTCTAGCACAGATGTGTCTTCGTTTTTTGTGAAAGTATCGTAATAAGACTTTACTTTATATAAATATATGATACAATAAACTTGATTTACATATGGAAAAAATGATTACATTAATGGGAAAAATGAAAGAGAGATGTTTAGTTTTAAAGGATTTCTTACAAAAGGTACAAATACACATTTAGAACACCTAGAAGACTCTATTATAAATGATGGAGCTAAGGGCGGCCGTAATGCTGTATTGTTTTTAAAATCACTCAAAAAAATGCTACAAGGCAATGTAGGTGGCCGATTAAACGTCACTGTTAAATGGGACGGTGCGCCTGCTGTTATTTGTGGTACAAATCCAGAAAACGGTAAATTTTTTGTAGGTTCTAAATCAGTCTTCAACGTAAATCCAAAA